ATTCGCTTTGGAAATACTGATCCAATGCTTCATTTGTTTAAAGCAGCGGGATATAAAATTGAACCAGACCTAGTATCAGCAAATACACAAGTAGTATATTTCCCAGTAGCATCTGGACATAAACGTGCAGAGAAACAGGTTAGCCTATTTGAAAAAATTGGTTTGGCAGCAACTGCTCAGAAGTACTGGTCAGATAATGGTGTCTCTGTAACACTTTCTTTTGATAAAGAAGAAGAAAAGAAGTTTGTTGCCCCAGCACTTAATATGTACGAGGGCCAACTAAAGGCAGTTTCATTTCTTCCAATGGGAAATAAGACTTATCCTCAACAACCATATTCAGAAATATCAAAAGAAGAATACAACGCATATGTAGGAAAGATCGGCAAGATTGATTGGTCTGCTATTTATGATGGCGTAGAAAATCTTGAGGCTGAAGGCGAAGCATATTGCTCAACTGATGCTTGTGAGATTAAGTTTTACTAGTCTCTAGCCTGCTATAATAAGGGGATAGGAGAATTATGTCTAACCCGTCAAATTTATATGCAGAGAAGATTTTCTCAGAACACCCACTGGTTTTGTGGGCACTTGATGATAAGGCTGACTATGTAAGTTTAATAACTGAAGCACAGAGAAATATTGCAGAACCTGCAGCACTTTGGGACGGCACTGGTGGAGGAACAACCCCAATGTCAACACCAGCAACTGCTCCATTTCAAGATAGTGCTACCTCAATTATTTATGCAGATATTCCAGCAACAAATGGTGCAGAAACAATTGCCTGGAGTTCAGACCTTGCAAATTTTCTTAGTTTAGATTCTGGTCTTGAAACAGTTTCAGTTGGAACATATTTCTATTCTAACAGTACCTTTGTTAACTCTATATCTATTGGCATTGAGTATACCGACCCAACAACATCTCAAGTAGTTAGACAATTTGAGACATTTGATAGTCCAATGTATCAGACATGGAGTTTTATATCGAGTACTTTTTCTATTCCAAATATTGATGCAAATTTTAGAATTGTTATTAAATTTACAACGCTAACTGGTGGGGCAACAACAGATGATTATCAAATATTTTTTAATGGTATAAGTGCGGGACAATGGGCAGAAGAATTTAATACAACCTCTCTTGGAGTACAGACAATTGCTTTCCCAAACACAATTGCAATAGAAGATAGTCGTGCAATTGAGGCACAGGCATATGGCCTTGGAGATAAAAGTGGTTATTATGTTTCTAGTACAGCATCCTTGTTTGCTAAAAATACAAGCATTCCTTTAGTATATGGTGCGTCAGGATTAACCAAGATTATTCCAAACTCTGACAACCCATCCCTCATAATTCCTGGGCAAGGATTTTTAAATGAAGCGGGAAGACACAAAGAATATACTGTTGAGTTTTGGGCAAGAATAAACTCAGACGCAGTATCGCCTAAAAGAATTTTTGGACCAATTGCATCCTCAGACGGACTTTATGTAGAGTCTGGCTTCTTGACTTTAAAAATTGACAAGTCTTTTAAATCGCACTTTGTTGGTGAATGGTATAGACCAATGCTAATTAACATTAGATTAGTTAAAGATTCTGCAACACTTCTTGTAAACGGTGAAGAAGTTTTGTCGATTTCCTTTAACACAAAAACTATCTCTTTGCCATCAATTTTAAACGATCCAAGCGGAAAAGAACAAGACTGGCTTGGCTTTTATGCATATGAAGATGTTCCAGAAATTGAAATTGATTGCGTTGCTATTTATCCATATCAAGTTCCAGTTACAGTTGCAAAACGCAGATGGGTATATGGGCAAGCAGTAGAATCTCCAGAAGGAATTAATTCAGCATATGGAGGAACATCTTCTTTTATTGATTATACTTTTGCAGACTATACTGCAAACTATTCTTATCCAAGTTTTGCAAAATGGCAACAGGCCAGTTTTGACAACCTTTTTGCATCAAGAACATCCCTGCAAACCCCAATATATGATTTGCCACAGATCTCTATTGGATCAAAAACTTTGCAAGATTTGTATAACGATAACCAGGCAGTGCAAGTTGGACTAAACAACTTTATAACTTTTAGACCTAATGAAACTTGGGACTCAACACCTTCATACTTTAACTTTCCAAACTTTAATCTTTTGAGTGATGAAATTCACTCTATCTATGCTGTAGTTCAAATCAACCAAGATGATTTAACAGAACAAACAATCCTTGAGATAAAAAATACAATAAATGGAAATCATTTTAGTATTAGAAAAGATGGATCAAATATAGATTATTACCTAAAATATAATGGAGTAGAAGAAGAAATTTTAATTGGCGAGGAATTTCCTTTAGGTTTAAAGTTTGCAGTTGGAATCAATATAGAAAAACTTGTAATTGAATTTGGAGGAAACGTTGCTTCATTCTTTGGCAATAGAAATGGGCTAACCGTTTATTTTGGTGGAGATGATTCTGCACAAAGAACCTTTACTGGCTACATGTATTCTATTGGGTTTTCTACTCTTTTTAATAAAGAGCAGATTGTTGATCATTTTCTGACCAATGGAACTGCAAACATTGATGCAGGAGATGAACTGCTTTCCCATACAGCAAGTTATACATTGTTGCCTTTGGAAGCATATGATAATTTTTATTTAGATATCGGTGTTTCTGGTTATTGGCAAGACTATATGCCTTTATCTTATTTTGCACAGTATGTTGAGAATGACATTGGTAATGAATATTACGACTTAGATTTTTTACAATTTAATGTTGACTATCCTATGCCATCAAAAATAACCGAAACTGAAGTGGGCATTGAATCATTTTCTTATTTAGAATTAGACAACACCTACTCTTTGCCAACACAGCAAACATATGAAGACTTAGCCGATCAAGGTGCTGAAGGCTGGGCAGACTATCTTGATATGGCCCAAGCATCTATCAGCGCATACACATACGATACTGAAGGAGCATCAATTAAAAGTTATATTACTTTTCAGTATATTGATGAAGGCGCTAACGCCCCACAAAGTTATTTTCCAACTGAATACAAGCCACTGGCAAGTAGAATATTGGACATAGATAACTATTCAGATTGGCTAACTACAAAGTTTGAGGTAGTTGATAATACTCTTATTTATCCAACTAAGACAATTGACTTTAACAAAATAGCAATTGTTTATAGCCTTGAGTTTAATATTCGTGGAACATTGACCAAACCAATAACATTAAGAAATCTTTCACTTTCTTCTCAAGTTTTTAATAATAACTCTTTTAATCCAGTTGGAACAAAATTTGGCACACCAATATATCCGTATAAAAAATCGGGACTATATTATGATTATAAATCCAAGAACCCTTATAGCATTTACAAAGGTAGTACACCATACCTTTATATGACAAGAAACTCAGGAATTGAAGTTCGTGGAAGTTTTGATCAATCAGTTGACAGAGGTTTGTCTATACCAGTTAACTCAAGTCTTGCTGATAACTATAGAGTCAGCGCTTTCCAGGCTTGGTATAGAAATGACAACTCAAGGTTTGAATCTACGCCCACACAGTTCTTCGAAATAAAACATAAGAACGAAACCATTAAATTCTACGTTCAGGCAACAAACGCTTCTGGATCAAGGGCAAAGGTTTTTGCTATTAATAATTCTACAGGAGAGGCTACAAATGGAATCTCTTATTATATAAATGGATCTATTGTAAGAGAGCCTGTCTTAACAATTAAAGAATGGTCAATTATTGGTGTTTCCTTTAACAGTTCCTTGATTTTTGACTCATATATTGGTTCTGTAAATGTTAATGGTCCAGGAGTATTTAACAATATTTCTTATTATAAAACGAACAACCTGCAGCAAATTCAGAGTAACATTACAAGGCCTTGGATCAAGGTAAAGCAAGATGGAGTCACAAACTTTGATTGGCAGTATTGGGGCACCAATTACACGTGGAACGGCATGCTTGTTATATCAACCTCAGAGACATATGGGGTAAATCCTTCAGAAATCTACAAAACATACATTGGCACTAATAAAATTATTATTGATGATGAGCAGGGAATGACGTTTGACTCAAACAAGATTAAGATATATAGAGATGCATCTTGGTCAAGTAGTATCGTAACCCCTGCCTAATATGGTATACTGATGGTTATGGATTCTTTAATCAACCCCGAAACTGGCGAACCAATTGTCAGAAATTTACGTAGACAAGTTATAGAAAAGAAGTATAACTGGGGTCTATATGTATACAAAAAGTCAACTGGAAAATGGTTTACTGACGGAGAAGGCAATGTGCTCAATATTGAGGCAATGCGTAACGACGTAGCCAAAATTGCAGAACTTAAGGCAGCAGCAAAGCATTATGGAGATGAAGGCGATGGAGAAGCAGTATTTGTTCCTGGCCTTACCCGTATTTCAGATGAAGAGCACTCGGAACAAATGGATCGTATGAAGGCTGGTTTAATCCCATCTATGAACGATCTAGGTGCATGGCATGCAGCCCAGCAAACTCTTAATAAAGCAGGAAAGGGTGCATTTGATGAGTAACAGCGATTACCTAGAAGCAAGACTTGGAACAACAGATAAACCAGAAAGCCAATTTAAGAATAGCGATCCATTTAATAAGTCTTGGGATGAATTAAAAAATCTTGGGGGACTTGAAGATAACTTTAAGCGTCGCATTACAAGACAAGTAAATAAAGCAGTAACACAAGAAGGCTATCTTGCTACCAACGAAAGCATCAATCTGCTTAGTGACTCATATTTAAATTCAGCAAATGCAGATCCAAGAGGTATTAATGATTCTGGCTCTAAAGCAATCAACCCTGGTTTAATTTATCGAAATGGTTATGGTCTCTTTGACGTAATTACCCCACCATACAATATGTATGAACTTGCAAATTTTTATGATACATCATTTGCCAACCATGCTGCCATTGACGCAAAGGTAGAAAATGTTGTGGGTCTTGGTTACCGTTTTGATGTAACAGATCGAACAATGATGAGCCTTGAAAACAATGCAGACAAAGGTGCAACACTTCGTGCTAGAAATCGTATTGAAAGAGCAAAATTAGAAATTCGTGATTGGCTAGAGTCATTAAATGATGACGACAGTTTTACACGTACAATGGAAAAAATATATACAGATCTTCAGGCAACTGGAAATGGATATATGGAAGTTGGCAGAACAGTAAGTGGAGAAATCGGATATATTGGACACATCCCTTCTACAACAATGCGTGTCCGCCGAATCCGTGATGGTCATGTTCAAATCATTGGTCCAAAAGTTGTTTACTTCCGCAACTTTGGTGCTACAAACAGAAACCCCCTAACTTCAGATAATCGTCCAAATGAAATTATTCACTTTAAAGATTACTCTCCCCTAAACACCTACTATGGTGTTCCAGATATTGTTGCAGCGCTTCCTTCACTTATTGGTGACCAACTTGCTTCTCAAT